GTTTAACTTATTATACCTTAACTAGAAGGATACAATCATGGCTCTTAGATCAAATGAGTCACCAGGCGTAACCATTAAAGAAATAGACCTATCTGGAACTGTTCCAGCGGTCGGTTCTACTACAGGTGCGTTCATCGGTGACTTCGCGTGGGGTCCAGTAGGAAAACCAGTATTCGTGGCGAACGAGTCTGAATTGGTTTCTACTTTTGGGTCTCCAAAAGACGGAGGGAGTTCAGCTGACTTCCTAGCGGTCTCTCAATTTCTAAAATACTCCGGTAGTGCTTTTGTTACACGCGCGAGCGCGGGAACAACTGCAAAGGCACCATCACAAGACCTACTAACAGCTAACCAAGCCGTAGTAGACGCACAGGCTGCGTTAGATGCGGAACAGGCAAAAACCGAACCAGACGACGACACCGTTGACACACTAACCACAGCACTAAATGAAGCTCTAGCTTTACAGTTGGAGAAAGACGGAGAAGTCGAACCAGTAATGGCAAAACACCCAGGCTCTCTGGGAGACAACTTAAAAGTTGTTGTTACTACCGTTAGTGAAAACGTACTAAATGTAGATGGGACATCGACAAGCGTAAGCACCAAAACAGTTGATGTTGAATATGATGGCGAGGTTGTTGAATCATATGCAAACCTAACAGAAACTGTTGGTGACGAACGTTACATCTCAGAATATGTTAACCGTCGTTCTAACTGGATCGAACTATCTCAGTCGCCTCAAGCCGGAACTTTCGACCTTGACGGTGGTACAGACGCACCTTCGGTAACACTTCAGCAAGACTACGTAGAAGCATACGGTGATGTTGATCAGATCCAGATCGACTTCATGGTTGCACACAACTCTGGTTTAGAAGTATCTGCTCTAGCGGGTATCGCTCAGAACCTACGTAAAGACTGCATTGTTGTTGCATCACCACCAAGTGCGCCAGCATCACTAAACGATGTTGTTGATAGTTGGGCAGATAACCTACCATCAACATCTTACTTAGTGTTGGATGGTAACTGGGTTCAGGTCTACAACAAGTATCTAGATCAATACGAATTCATTCCAGCATGTTCATCAACTGCGGGTATCATGGCATCAACAGATATTTCTTCTGCTCCTTGGTTCTCCCCTGCTGGAACACGTCGTGGTCAATACTTCGGTGTATCTGCACTTGCGTTCAACCCAACAAAGGGTGAACGTGATCAGATGTATGCAGCACGTGTCAACCCAATCGTTTCTATGCCTGGCCAAGGCACTGTACTGTTCGGGGACAAGACTGCACTAGCACGTCCATCTGCATTCGATCGCATCAACGTCCGTCGACTATTCCTAGTCATCGAACGTGCAATCGGTGAAGCCGCGAAGAACGTCATGTTCGAACTGAACGACGACTTCACACGCGCAGAGTTCACAAACATCGTAGAACCATTCCTACGTGAAGTCCAAGGGCGTCGTGGTATCACCGACTTCCGTGTTGTATGTGACGAAACAAACAACACGTCAGAAGTTGTCGACCGCAACGAATTCATAGCGTCTTGCTTTATCAAGCCAGCACGTTCAATCAACTACGTCACTCTCAACTTTGTCGCGGTTCGTACCGGCGTCGAGTTTGAAGAAGTGGTCGGTACTGTATAAGGAGAACGATCATGACATTAAGAGTAGACGATTTTAAAGCAAAGTTGAAAGGTGGCGGTGCACGTCCTAACCTATTCCGTGTTCTAATGAACTTTCCTGCATACGCAGGCGGTGATGCGGAACTTGCGTCATTCATGTGTAAGACAGCGCAACTTCCTGCCTCTAATGTAGCTTCGGTTGATGTACCTTTCCGTGGTCGTATTCTAAAGATCGCCGGAGAACGTACATTTGATGATTGGGAAGTAACCATTATCAATGACACCGACTTCGCGGTTCGTGATTCATTAGAACGTTGGATGAACGGTATCAATGGTCACAGTGCTAACACTGGTATCACATCACCAACACTTTATCAGGCAGACATGATTGTCGAACAACTAGATAAAGACGGAAGTGTCCTAAAGACATATAACTTCCGTGGTGCGTTCCCAATCACAGTAGGTTCTATTGAACTAGATTACGGAACTGGAGACGCTATCGAAGAGTTCACTGCAACTTTCGCAATCCAATACTGGGAGTCAAATACCACTAGTTAAAGGTATTATAAGTAAGTTTGATGGGGGTGCCTTGCACCCCCTTATACTTGAACTGAGGATCTTATGGCAGATAATGACTCAAACGTTTTCTCCGCATTCGGTTTCGAACTGAAGAGAGCGTCAAAAGAAAAAGATGAAAAGAAGGTAACGTCTATCGTCCCTAAAGTGGATGAGGATGGTGCTGGTTACGTCACCGCGTCGGGTTCATACTTTGGACAGTATATCGACATGGAAGGCGGCTCTGCAAAAGATAATCACGGACTAATTACTAAGTATCGACAGATCGCGGAACATCCGGAAGTCGATGCTGCAATTGAAGACATCCTAAACGAATCTATCGTTGCGGGTGAACTAGAATCTACTGTTGCGTTGAACCTAGACAAGGTCGACACCTCAGACAAAATCAAAAACACACTACTCGAAGAGTTCGGCAACATCGTTGCAATGTTGAACTTCGAGGAATACGGTCACGACATGTTCCGTTCATGGTATGTCGATGGTCGTCTATATCACCACCTTGTGGTCGACACATCTAATCCTAAGATGGGGATTCAAGAGATCCGTCCGATCGACTCTGCAAAGATCCGCAAGGTCAAAGATGTGAAGCACAAAACAGATCCAGCAACTGGTGCGAAATTGGTAGACAAGGTAAATGAGTTTTACATCTATCAGGACAAGGGCAGTACAGGTGCTGGCGTCAAGTTGACCTCTGATTCTGTTTCGTATATCACTTCAGGTTTATTGGACAACTCAAAGAAACGTGTCCTATCCTATCTACAGAAAGCAATTAAACCTGTAAACCAGTTGCGCATGATGGAAGACTCGTTGGTCATCTATCGTATGTCTCGCGCACCTGAGCGTCGTATCTTCTACATCGACGTGGGTAACTTACCGAAGGGTAAATCAGAACAATACATCAAAGACATTATGTCGCGTTACCGCAACAAGATCGTTTATGATGCGAACACGGGTGAAATCAAGGATGACCGTAAGCATATGTCGATGCTTGAGGACTTCTGGTTACCGCGTCGTGAGGGTGGTCGAGGAACAGAGATCAGTACACTACCAGGCGGTGAGAACCTTGGTCAGATCGACGACATCATTTATTTCCAAAAGAAGTTGTATCGTTCATTGAACGTGCCCCTATCGCGTCTCGAACAGGAACAACAGTTCGCACTAGGTCGTGCGACAGAGATCAACCGTGATGAGGTTAAGTTTCAGAAGTTCATTGACAGGTTGCGACGTAAGTTTGCAAACCTATTCACAGGTGTTTTAAGAAAGCAGTTGTTACTGAAGGGTATATGTACTGAACAAGATTGGGAGTCGTGGAAGAACCACATCCAGATCGACTTTAACCGCGACAACCACTTTGTCGAATTAAAGGAAGCAGAAATACTGCGAGAACGACTACAGACTATGGATCAGGTTTCTACATACGTAGGAGAGTATTTCTCACGTGAGTGGGTTATGAAGAACGTCATGATGTTCAATGATGAGGACATCGCAGAGATGGCGAAACAAGTCGAAGCTGAGAACGCAAACAGCGACGATATGGATGATGACTTTTAAGGAGTATATTTAATGAGCGATACAGAAACAGTTGAACTATCATCAACAGAAAATTTAATCGGGGCACTTGAAGTTGGTAACTTTGCTTCTGCTGAAGAGTTATTCAACACTCTTATAAATGATAAAGTGCAAGACGCATTAGACGCGGAAAGAGTTAATGTCGCGAATCAGATTTTCAACGGTGTTGAAGAGGAAGATTTAGAAGTAACCGACGAAGAAATCGATGCGGCATTTGAGTCAGGTGATTTTGACGATGTGGAGTTCGGCGAAGAAGCGGACGATTTCGAATAAAATCGATGTTAAAAACTTTTCGTGTATAAATAGACTAATAAGGAGACAAGATGAAAACTTTTCAAGAAATTCGTGAGGCAAAAGATAAGGTCGTCTTCAACAAGAAGATGTCTGGTTATCCTGTTGTCATTACTAAGGTCGCGAAAGGATTCCATCTAACAATCGACGGAGATTCTGTCGATACCTTTAAGTCGCAAAAAGAAGCGGAAACAACCGCAAAACAAGTCCTGAAGGACTTAGGAAAATAAAATGAAGCTGATTAGCGAATTCGTAGAAAACGACATTGAATGCATCGTTGAAGCCAAAGAGAACGGCGAGAAGAACTTTGTCATTGAAGGTGTATTCGCTCAGGCAGACAAAAAGAATCGTAACGGACGTATCTACCCAAAACCAATTATGGAGAAGGCGGTAAATACGTATGTTGAAAATCAAGTTAGCAAAAAACGTGCTGTTGGGGAACTCAATCACCCTGAAGGTCCGACTGTTAACTTGGATAAAGTTTCTCACCTCATTACTGACTTGAAATTTGAAGGAAATGATGTGGTTGGAAAGGCACAAATATTGGATACCCCAATGGGTCAGATAGTGAAAGGTCTCTTAGAAGGAGGTGTTCAACTAGGTGTGTCAACTCGTGGAATGGGAAGTCTTGAGAGTAAAAACGGCGTAATGTACGTCAAAGATGATTTTATTCTTGCTACGGTAGATATCGTGCAAGATCCATCAGCACCTGAAGCATTTGTTAATGGGATTATGGAAGGTGTAGATTGGGTCTGGAATAATGGAATCTTAGAACCTCAAGCTATTGAAGATATAGAGACTGAAATTAAGCAAGCACCTATCACACATCGTCCTGAAGTGCAGATTCGTGAATTCAAGAATTTCCTCTCGTTAATCAAATCTAAACTATAAAGGAGTCACTATGACTGATTTAAATCAAGCAGTAGAAAGTGAAATCCGCGATACCGAGATTGAAACTAACGAAATCGTGGAGGAAACTCTCGAAGAAGCAGCTCCAGAAAACAAAGATGCAGTCACTGAGCCAGAAGCAATTGCTTCGGTAGACAAGGCTGCGAAAGCTGCTCCAAAGGCTACCCCACCAAAAACCAAGGCGGGAATGATCAACGCAATGCATAATAAGCTAATGACATCTACTAAGGCAGATGTTCAAGCTGCTTATGACAAGATGCATGAAGGTGTTGCAAACTCCGAAGACTTAGTAGCAACAGAAGAAGTAGACACTGCTTCTGAACTTGCTGCGATTGTTGAAGGTGAAGCGACTCTATCGGAAGAGTTCAAGAAAAAGACATCTGTAATCTTCGAAGCGGCTGTAAAGTCAAAGCTTTCAGAAGAGGTCACACGTCTTGAAGAGAACTACGCGGTAGAACTTGCTGAAGAAGTCGAAACAATCAAAACTGACCTAGTCGGTAAGGTTGATTCATACCTAAACTATGTAGTTGAAACTTGGATGGAAGATAACAAGATTGCTATTCAGAACGGTCTACGTACTGAAGTCGCAGAGTCTTTCATGAACAACATGCGTGACCTATTCGTAGAGTCATACATCGAAGTTCCAGAAACCAAGGTCGACCTAGTTGACGAACTTGCAGGACAAGTAGAAGAGTTAGAAGAACGTCTAAACAACACTACTGGCGATGCAATTTCACTAGCTGAAGAACTTGAAACTTATAAGCGTAACACTATCATCGCTGAGGCATCACGTGATTTAGCAGATACACAAGCGGAGAAGCTAAAGGGTCTCCTAGAAAGCGTTGACTTCGAGAACGAAGAATCTTTCGTTGCGAAAGTTAACACTGTCAAGGAATCATACTTCTCAAAAGAAATCCCAGAGCAACTTGAAGAATCTGTCGAAGAAACGACAGAGGAAGAAGTAGAGGTTTCATCTGTAATGGAGAATTACCTACACGCTCTTCGTAAAACCACTAAGCAATAAGGAATAGTAAAATGCAATCATTCGATACATTGATTGAGAAGTGGTCACCAGTACTTAACGAAGAATCTGCTGGCAAGATCACTGATCCACTACGTAAGGCAGTAACTGCTGCCGTCCTAGAAAACCAAGAAAAAGCTCTAATGGAAGAGCGCGCTTCAATGCAAGGTTTTCTAACAGAAGCACCAACTAACGCAACTGGCGGTCAGATCGCGAACTGGGATCCAGTTCTAATCTCACTAGTACGTCGCGCAATGCCAAACCTAATGGCATACGACCTATGTGGTGTCCAGCCAATGTCTGGTCCAACTGGTCTAATCTTCGCGATGAAGTCGCACTATGACACCCAAACTGGTGCAGAAGCACTAGGTCTAGAAGAGCCTAAGTCAGGTTTCTCTGGCGCAGTTGGTCAGCAAGGCGAATCTTCAGGTCTAGCAGATCTAGAGAATGGACGTACACTTGGTCTACCTGGCCGTGCAATGTCTACAAGCGCTGCTGAGTCTCTAGGTGAGGCTGAAGGATCTTTCAAAGAGATGGGTTTCTCAATCGAGAAGCAGAGCGTTGTTGCTAAGTCACGCGCACTGAAGGCTGAGTACTCACTAGAACTTGCGCAAGACCTAAAGGCAATCCACGGTCTAGACGCAGAGACAGAGCTTGCAAACATTCTGTCTACAGAAATCCTTGCAGAAATCAACCGCGAAATCGTTCGTTCAATCAACGGTCAGGCGGTACTAGGTGCACAAACATCTAACGTCGCTTCTGCGACATCTGGTGGCGGTATCTTTGATATCTCTACAGACGCAGACGGTCGTTGGTCAGCAGAGAAGTTCAAGGCTCTTGCAATGCAGATCGAACGTGAAGCAAACGCAATTGCGAAGGACACACGTCGCGGTAAGGGTAACATCGTAGTTTGTTCTGCTGATGTTGCAACTGCACTTGCAGCTGCTGGTTCACTAGACTATCAGCCAGGCGCTGGTCTAACTGTTGATACAACAGGTAACACATTCGCTGGTACAATCAACGGTCGTATCCGTGTCTTTATCGACCCATACGCAGACGTTGATTACGTAACTGTAGGTTATAAGGGAACAAACGCATATGACGCAGGTATGTTCTACTGCCCATACGTCCCACTACAGATGATGAAAGCAGTCGCTGAGAACACGTTCCAGCCTAAGATTGGTTTCAAGACTCGTTACGGCATGGCAGCAAACCCATTCGTCGCTGGTGCACAACAACCGCACGATCTAGCTAATACACAAGGTCAAAACACATACTACCGTATCTTCCGTGTTGACAACCTAATGGCTAAGTAAAAAAATAATAAAAAGAACTAGTCTAC